AACAATGAATGATGATGATACTACAATGACCGATGAGGACATACTTTGGGCATACAATCAGTATATAACTTACTTAGATTTACTGGCTATGCAAGAGTTAGAATTACAAAAGCAACACGAAATGGAAATGGCTAATGCGCTGCTCAGTGTGTGATGAGCCATTGACAGATGGCGAGACTAGCCGTAAACATCCAGAGACTAAGGAATACTTAGACACTTGCAACAAATGTTTACAGTCCATATTTAACTATGATTTAGATGACGATATGAGCGATATGAAACTATGGTCAGAATTTATACAAGTTGACGAGGGTTAAAAAATATGCTAAACTTAATAGTAGTTATTACTATTTGTTTCTTACTTTTACTTATAACAATAGGAGAATAAGCAAATGAATAGAGAGAAAGAAAGAGGGACACCACTGCACAAAGAACCGTGTGAAAAATGCGGTAGCAGTGACGCCAAACAAGTATTTGAAAAACCAAGCGGGGAGATAGACGCTTTTTGTTTTTCGTGTGAAACATACTATCCACCAGATGATGAAACTCAAGCCGTCAAATCGTTTTTAAAGAGACATAAGAGTAAGCCAATGTTCGATATTAATAACGTAGAAAGTCTTCCTACACGCGGAATAAGAGGCGTTAGAGAGGAAATATGCAAGGGTTTTGGGGTCAAAGTCTTGTTGTCTGAGACAGATGGTCAAACAATAACCAGCCATGTATTTCCTGACCGTTCCAAAGGTAAGGTAATTGGTTACGAGGTAAAATCTACAGACAAGAAAATAACCTCAGTCGGTGATAGAAAAGGTAATTTAGAATTATGGGGACAACATATCGCCATGAAAAATGGTGGTAAGAAATTATTTATTACGGAAGGTAGGCTGGACGCTATGTCATTGTACCAGTCGCTATTCGACCATAAGCCAAAAGGTTATGCTGGTAAGCCTTCTGTCGTATCAGTAACAAAAGGTGCGACCAGTGCAGTAAAGGACTTAATGAATAACAGGGATTTCGTAGAAAGTTACGATGATGTTATTCTTGTACTCGACTCGGACGATGCAGGACAGAAAGCTGTTAAAGATGTTCTCAAAGTCTTTCCTCGCTTCAAATCAGTTAAGCTACCTATGAAGGATAGTAACGAGATGTTGCAAGCAGGTGAGTCTAGGAAGCTGTACGAGTTAGCTATGTATAAGGCGGAGCATATTAGACAGGGCGAAGTGGTAGACATTGATGCTGACCTAATTCAGAAAGCATTAGTCAAACCAGAAATGGGCATACCGTTCCCGTGGAATACGGTAAACAAAGCAACATTTGGTATTCGCCCACACACTATTCATGTCGTAGGGGCAGCACCAAAGGTAGGTAAGTCACATCATGAGTATCAATTAATCCAGCACCTACTCAAGCTAGACCATAGTGTAGGGGTATTTGATTTAGAGAACGCACCTGTTAAAACCGCAGTACGAATAGCGAGTAAGGAAGCAAAACAGGACTTCACTAGACCAGATAAGGAATTTAATCCTCAAGTGCTACATGACACGTTATTAGACTTACAAGGCAAGGTTAGATTCTATGACCGTGGTGCTAGTCGTGATTGGCAAGACATTCGAATTTGTATTGAGGAAATGCACTTACTAGATGGAATCAATCTATTCTTTATTGACCCACTAACCGCACTGATTTCTCGTTATAACTCATCGGAAGCAAACGACAAGCTGAACGAGATATGCACGGATATGGCTGACTTGGTGAACCTGTATCCAATCACCTTGTTCTGCTACTCACACGTCAACCCGAAGCAAAAAGGCAGTAAGCCACATGAGCAGGGTGCAAGGGTGTTATCCAGTGAGTTTACAGGCAGTCGTGCTATGGAAAAATGGTTTCATTATGGACATGGAATCAGCAGGGACAGGACCGAAGAGTGTCCTATTGAGCGTAAAAACGTCAGTGAATTTTATATGCTGTTTGACAGGGAGTACGGGCAGACGTATAAATGTGACGTATACTTTGATGAACAAACAGTTCAATACCAAGAGGTGAACAAATGGTAGCAATAAATAAAGATAAACAGGCTTTACTTACTCAAGAGCTTTTAAAGGAAAAACTACACTACGATAAAGACACAGGTATATTTACTTGGACAGATAGTGAATTAAATCATGCTAGAATGCGCGGTAGAGAGGCTGGTTGTATTAATCCGAATGGGTATAGAATTATCGCTATGAGATTTGATGGGAAATTTACAAATTTTTACGTACACAGATTGGCTTGGTTGTATGAGTATGGTGAGTTTCCTAAACTACAATTAGACCACATTAACCAAAATAAACTTGATAACAGAATAAATAATTTGAGAGCGGTTACACACGGGGAAAATCAAAGAAATAGGTCAATGCCGAAAACTAATAAAACTGGATTTTGTGGCGTATCGTTTAGTAAAGGAGCTAAGAAATATCAAGCTAATATCATGTTCAATTATCAACAAATACATTTAGGTTATTTTGAAAACCTAGAAGACGCAGCTCAAGCAGTAAAAGAAGCCAGAACACACTACGGCTTTCATAAAAATCATGGAGCTTCTGAGTGACTGACTACATCGTAGACATTGAAACTGATGGGGTAAACCCAAGTAAGATACACTGCATGTCTATCAATAGTGGTGAAACTATCAATACCTTATCAGAATATAAAGACATGCTAATATTCTTAGCTACCCTTGAGAAGAATGATAGATTGATAGGTCATAACTTTATTAGGTACGATGCACCAGTGATTGAACGTATCCTAGATACTAAGATACCTTGTAAGCTAGTGGATACTCTTGCCTTGTCTTGGTACTTGTTCCCTGAAGAGAACCGACACGGACTAGCACAGTGGGGCGAGAAGCTAGGTGTAGCCAAGCCACAGGTAGAAGACTGGGAGAATGCTGACTTAGAGACATACATCCATAGGTGCGAGGAAGACGTAAAGATTAATCATCTATTATGGGAGAGACAAAAGCAAATCCTGTCCGACCTGTATGATGAGGAGTATGACAATCTACTAAGTTATCTCACACATAAAATGAACTGCGCTAGACTACAAGAGAAGTCTCGCTGGAAACTAGACGTACAAAAAGCATATGAACTTCTACACGACTTAGAATCAGAGTACGACAAGTCAGTGGTAGCATTAAAAGAAGTTATGCCTCAAGTGCCAAAGACTGTAAAGCGTAAGCGACCAGCCAAGCCGTACAAGCAGGACGGTACACTGTCTGCACATGGTAAGAAGTGGCTAGACTTATGTGAGATGAATAACTTAGACTTTGACCACTCAGATGATATAGAGGTAGTTACAGGTTTTGATGAGCCTAATCCTACTTCTACTGTGCAGATTAAAGACTGGTTGTTTGACATGGGATGGAAGCCCAAGACATTTAAGTACACGAAAGACCAGCGCAGGATACCGCAGATAAAATCAGGTGACGGTGAATTGTGTGAGTCAATTGAGAAGCTAGTGCCTGACGTTCCATCACTTGCCAAGCTATCAACTATGACTGTGATTAAGCACCGCATAGGGCTGGTTCAGGGTTTGATTGAGAACCATGACAATGGTTATGTTAAGGCAGAGATACAAGGGTTGACTAACACACTGCGATTCAAGCATAAGATATGTGTAAACATACCTTCTTCTCGTAAGCCATACGGCAAAGAAATAAGAGCATTACTGACTAGCCATGAAGGTAATATCCTATGTGGCAGTGACATGTCGTCTCTAGAAGACAGAACCAAGCAACATTACATGTGGGAGTTCGACCCTGAGTACGTTAAAGAGATGCAGGTTGATGGCTTTGACCCACACCTTGACTTAGCTTTATCTGCTGACGCTGTTACACCTGAGCAGGTACAGGCTTATAAGGACGGTACGGATACGTCAATAAGCACCACTCGTCATAACTACAAAGGGGGTAACTATGCGTGTACCTACGGGTGTGGAGTACCTACATTAGCTAGACAGCTAGGTATCACACAGGAACAGGCAACAACGATACACACTGCATACTGGAAACGTAATTGGTCATTGAAGAAAATTAGTGACTCAGTTACAACAAAGCAGGACTGGTTGTTTAACCCTGTCAGTAAGTTATGGTACAAGCTACGTAGTGAGAAGGACATATTCTCTACGCTGAATCAAGGCACTGGTGTTTACTGCTTTGACTTGTGGATAGGATTTATACTACAGCGTAGACCACAGCTAACAGCTCAGTTCCATGATGAGATAATACTTGAAATAAAGAAAGGAGATGAACCAAAGGCAGAGAAGCTGTTAAAAGATTCGATAGCTAAAGTAAATAAGTTATTGAAACTAAACAGAGATTTAGATTGTGATGTACAGTTTGGAAATAATTATTCACAAATACATTAAAGTGTGT